TAAAGTATTGGCTCCAAAAGCAATAACATGCCTATCTTGATCAGACACTAATATTTGTTTAGCAACAGTCGGTGTATTACTAGCACCAGTTTCGGTGGATATTTCTACGGCTCTTGTGGATAACCCATCAGACTTATCCCAATAAAAAATTGCACCATTTCTTGCATTAATTAATAAATCTTCTCCAAAATTATCATGCGTCCAAACTCTAAGTTCATTGGAAACAGTAACCACGGCTGCTTGACCCCAACCTACAAAATCATCAGAAGCGTTTGCATTTCCAAAAACTAATCTAACAAGAGTGTTATCATCATGAGCTACGGCAGTTGTTCCGCTATGACCTCTAGTTACATTTAAAGTATCATCGTCTGTATCTCCAGCAACTAGCATAAGTTCATTATCAACTAATACTATATCTCCAGCCGTTGTTATACCTGTTTCATCATCGACATCAACAGCAGTTTCACTATTATCTAAAGCTTCATTTAATTGTGTTTGCAAAGCAGTCGTTGTCATACCACCCCATAGTCCTGCACCCCAACCAGTTCCACTTGTTCCAGATGCAGTTCCCGTGTTTACTTGATAAACACCATCGACACCCGAACCACCTGTTCCTGTGTCAGAACTGTTTGCTGTTGCACTGGCTAAAAAAGTAAATGTTGAAGCATTGGCAACAGATACTATTTGGTGTTCTTGGTTTAAAACTGCCGCAGTAATAGCACCACCTAAAGAAGCCGCATCCGATATTGTAACAAAATCTCCTGCAACGGCTCCATGAGAATCATCAGTAGCTGTTATCGTAGCAGAACCATTAGTAGCAGAAAAAAGGATACCGTTAGTAGTTGTTGCTCTATTAGGAGTGATATCATTAAAGGTACCTCCTTCTTCTATATAATATTTAAGATTGGTGCCAACACCTAGATAGTCAGAACTATCTAAAGCAACCCAATTATGTAGACTACGAGCCGTTCCTAAATAAGTGTTTAAATTTGCCTTGACCCATCCACCAATTTTTTCTGGAAAGCCTAGTCGAAAGCGTACTTTATCACTATCCACAAAGCCACCTTCATTACTGTAAGATGTTATGTCAGATACTATTCCTGGCTTAAATTTTAATGAAGTAAAAGGCATTGGTTATCCTTAATTATCAAAACAAGTAACATAAGCTATGTCACAATCACTAGATCCCCTTTGAGAAGATTCAGAAGGTGTAGCAGCAAAATGTTGAATCTGAACAGTTCCTGCAGCTTGAGCTCTAACAGTTACCTCTCCTACATTCCTATTAGTGCCATCATCATCTCCTGTTGTAACATTTACAGCATAGTTTGCATCTCCAAGATTAGTATTAATTGCTATTGTAAAATCACCAACACTATTATCGGTAATACCACTAGTGTTTAAAGAATCAGTTATAGCAGCCGTACCTCGTACAGCTACTTTTGACCACATACCAACAATACCTATTGCCGAAGCAAGCATTGAAGCCTCAACTGCATTTGCAGCTATTGTAACAGCTCCCGTATTAGCAATGGTAATGTCACCACTTACTGCAACTTCTTGATAACTTGTGCCATCTGCAACTAGTATTTTAGTAGATGTTACATCTGGCATAATTAACTGAGCACCTAATGTTACATTGCCAGTTACACCTAGCGTTCCTCCAACCGAACCATTACCTCCGACCGAACCATTACCTGTAACAGTTAAATTGTCTGCAACAGTGGTTTCTGAGGTTGTGTGACCTATTGTTACCGCAATCCCCGAAGTCTCAGTAGCTAATTTTAAAGCTCCTGTTGAATTTGAAATAAGTGAATTTGTGCCATCATGTTGTATTTGTAAATCAGAGCCAGCTCCTAACTTTATAATATCGTCATCACCCATGTTTAAATGAGTGGCTAATGTTGTTTCTCCAGTTACACCAAGAGTTCCACTTACAGTTGCATTACCTGTAACAGTAGCGTTATCAGCTATTGTGGTTTCTGAGGTTGTGTGTCCAATAGTTACGGCTATACCAGATGTTTCAGTAGCAATCTTTAATGCACCTGTTTTATTTGCAATAAAACTATTTGTTCCATCATGATACAATTGCATATCATCACTAGCACCAAGTTCTAAAGTATCATCAGTTCCCGCTGTTCCTGCGTCACCAAACTTAATTAATTTACCATTGACATCTAAGTTACCACCTAACTGTGGAGAAGTGTCATTTAAAACATCAGTTGAAACTTTTGCAACAATAGCATCTGATCCACCACCATCAGCATAAACCCATGCCGTTTCACTGTTTAATATGGTTGCGTTAGCTCCCGTACCTTGAGAAAGAATTACGTTATATGGACCAGAACTACCAGAATCTGTTGTTGAATTTACAGCTAAATAAAGTTTAGCTTGGTCATTCGGGGATATTGTTACAGTATTATTGGCACCTAAAGCACCCGTAAATACTAAAACTTTATAGCCACCATCAGACAATGTACCGTCAGTCGTGGTTAAAGTGTGTGTTGTTCCAGATAAACCAACAGCTCCAACACCATTAATAGCTCGATCAATAATGTCTAAGTTGTTGTTGGTTGTAGTACCCCAGGTTCCAGCTTGTTCACCATTGGTTATTTTTTCTACACCTGAATTTATTGTATATGTACTTGCCATTTGTTTATCCTATATTATTCTAGTGCTTATATCAACCCAACTCTCATCACCAGATGGTGATATAGTTGCCCATGTTTCTGTTCCAGAGGGCGATACATCTGTCCAGGACTCAGGGTTTACAATATTAATAACTCTCCAATGCTCTCTAGCATTAATCTTTACATCATTAAAAGCTGTTTGTGAAAATGCAAAACCACCAAATAACATTAAGAGAAATCCTCGTTTTCTTGTTCTAGTTCTTTTCTTAACTCTTTTATTCTATGCTTTAATGTGCTTATTGTAGTGTATATATGACCTTTTCCCGCATCGGCAGTTTGCGTCTTTAAATAGTCTACTTCATCCATAAGTGCTAGTAAATGAGTTAGTTTTGAATTTTTCATTAGTCTGCATCCTCTATAGAGTTGCCATCTATCTTTACCCATTCAAGGATTTCTTGGTAGTGTCGGTTGGCTGTGTCTAGTGGTACAGACATAACTTTCCCGTCTATTGTGGCTGTTATAGAATCATTTTCGTTATTTATTGCTACATACTTTGCATTGCTAATATTCATAGTTACCCCTATAATTCTGAATCTGCTGTGTATTGAAATAGCATTTCTACTGCTTCTCCAGCATCTAAACTTGAAGCACCTGCTGTTCCAATCCTAGACCTGTTAACTCCAGTATTAGAACTTCTGATTGCTATATTATCTGCTCTACCTACTCCTGCTTCTGCATAACTAAGTTTTCCAGAGTTTCCAGCAGAATCATAAAAAACTAAAGTTGGTGTGGCTCTTTTTGGTTTTTGCCAATGAATCATAGCGGCATCATTGTTTCCTACAGAACTAGCACTTGCTGCCATTCCTATTACACCATAGATGTTAGGTCCTGCTGTACTGTCTTCAGCTACACCATAAGCAGAACTTTTTTCATAATATCTTAAACACAAATCAAATTCTTCCCCAAATGACCTATTCTCAAATGGTGTGGCTACAGAGCCTACTTCCATTTGTATTCCTGTTATAAAAAATGTACGAGATGTAGCGTCAAAGAAAGATGTTGCGTTATCTCCAAGTCTTTGATTAACTGTTTCGTGCCACGCATTGTCTGTATGACTTCCACCTGTGTAAGTTGAACCACCATGTAAATTAAAATTTAAACTCATAGAAACAGCATTATCATCATCATATGGACTAGACCCATCATCTGCATCAGCCGCAAAGGTTCTTACAATTCTTACCCAATCTGTTGTTACAGAAAATTCATGTGAATTAAAACGAGTGTTATCCCTATCGTGCATCTCAACAGAATAAGTTGCTGCTGCATTACCCTTTACATAAAAAGATACAGTAACTTCTTTAGCAGAAGCTACACCTTTATTCATTTGTTGTAAATCCTGACCTTCAAGTTTAGTTTGAAATTGTAATAACTCTCCTGCTGCAATAGATGTATCTGCTGTGGTACAAGTAAGTTTTGTAGAATTAGCTATACCATCAGGTCCATCAGAAATTTGATTCATAGTAAATCGCCCAGCAGAAGTTGCTCCTACACTTATTGTCCATCTATCAAGTGTTTGATACCCACCACTTGCACCTAATCCTGTAACTTGAGTTGCTCTTTGTGCCACTTGCATACCACCATTTATGACGATATTCCGTCTGCCGCCAATCTGTCCACTAGTTACGGCTTCACCTATCTTCGCTAGTTCTGCTGCTTTTGTCATTTATTATCCTTCTAACGCTGTAATTCTAGCTTCTAATTCTAATATGGTTTTTACGAGTAAAGGTACAAGTTTGCTCTGGTCTATGCCTTGATATACTGGGTTATCATCATCATCTACCTCATTGTGTGTACCAGTAATAGCTTGTGGAACAACAGCTTGAACTTCGTGAGCCAAGAAACCTTCAACAGTTAAATCACCACCTATAAAATTAAACTTACATGGTTTAAGTTTTTTTAATTCAGTAGTTGCATCAAAACTATATGAAACATTTTCTTTTAATCTATAATCTGAACTTGTGTTATATGCTACTGCACTGTTGTTATTATTAGTAATAGCACCTCTTGATGTACCACCAGTATGAAAGTTTATGAAAGCAGCACCATTGCCACTTGCAGTATCGTTTATACAAAATCCGTTATCAGCAGCAGAACTAAAATCCACAGACACTCTACCATTACTTAGTGATGCAGTTCTACTGATACACACATCACCATTTCCTAAAATTCTAAAGTATTGATTAGAACCGTCATGGTCTTGCACATCAAAGGCTTGGTCTGCTGTAGTTGTTCCTGCTTTTATTAATAAACCTTTGCTCGCATCATTAGTGGCTTCTGCATTGTGAATTAGTGCAGCAAAAACATTATCACCACTTACTCCAGAGCCATCAGTTGATGTAACTACTGTTAGAGGATTTGATGGGGTTGCAGTGCCAATACCAACTCTGTTTGCACCACCATCTACAAAAAGAGCATTTGCACTAGCATTTGATTCTACTCTAAGGTCTATGTCTGCACTACCCTCGTTAAATACTGCTTCAGTTGCGTTGAACTCTAATCTTTGAGCATTACCACCGTTAATAATAGAATCAAATCTTAAAAGTGCATCTTCTGTACCATTTGTAACATCTGCGGCTTTAACAAACATTGCGGCATATTGAGTTTTTTCATCTGCATCATTTTCACCTTGAAATCTTAATCTACCTAAAATATCGCCATCATCAGGACTTGCTGAATTTCTATGCAAATCAATTTCTGGTCCAGAGTTTGCATCTGCATCAGTAGATATAATAGTTAATTGTGCAGTATTGTCAGCAGTAGTTATTGTAGCACCAGCACTTGATGTAATTGCACCTGTAACTGCAAGAGTACCTGCAGCAGTTAAGTTACCATCAAACGTACCACCTGCCGATTTACTTACTGTATCTGCTACACTAAATACGTCATAAATAACAATCTCAACAAGATCATCTAATGAAGCACCTTGCCCTAAAACAATAGCTGTGCCACTAGTTGCTGTATAATCTGCTTCACCTAACTTTACACCATTTTGATATACATCAACAAAAGTGCTATCAGTATAACTTAAAGTTGCACCTTCTGTTCCTGCACCACTAAACGAGGTTTGGTTTGCGGTAGCCGTGTATGTATGTTTTCTTCTGACCCCATTAAAAGGGCTGACTCCAATATAGGGCATTTGTTATCCTTCTAACGCTGTTACTTTAGTTTCTAATGTTTCTATCTTTGTTATAAGTTGTTGTATAATAGAAACATACATAGCATCTTTTTGTCCTAGCTTAGATGTCTTTGCCATTCTTGCTTTATACTCTAAATCACCAACTGATGCTTTTGCATCTCCAATACTTTTGCCATTAGGTATAGAGTCACCTTCTTTATAAACTGGTATGGTAGAATTTTCTGTATACAGTATATCTTTATCTTCAAGGTATTGATAATCATCACTATCTGCTTGTACCTCTATTTCATCAATCCAATAGTCATCTACTGTTTCTATATCTTGAGCAACAAACCCTCTGACACCAGACTTATTGCCATGAAGTGTTGGTTGTTTCCAATCAAATGTTTTAGTTTTAAGTGCCTTAAATTTAGTTAAGTTGTAAGTAAAATCTGAAATATTTTCTTTTAATCTGTTATCGGAGTTTGATGCAATAGAGGTATCTGTAGCAGTTAAATCACCATTTGCAGCAACCCTAAACTTTTCAGATATCTCACCATCACTATTACTTGCTGAGCTATCAACATTCGTACTTGTTCTAATAACAAATGCACCCGGAGCGTTAGCATTATCAGTTCTGACACAACCAATACCTGCCATAATTCCTGCATTGTTTTCATTTCTCCAATCAATTCTAAATTGTTGTAAAACAGTACCATCATTACTTACTGATTGAGCTTCAAGTCTTCCATTACTTTTTAATCTAAAATATTCACTAACACTCGAAGCACCATCTTTCGTACAACTAAAAGATAACTTTCCAGGCATATCATTATCACCAGGAGTTCCATCAACTTGGGCTTTGATTTCTGCAGCCTGTGTAAACTCGTTACCATCTGCAGCCATAAAAGCTATAGTACCAATCCCATCGCCATCTTGTAAAATTGTATAGCTATTTGTATCAGTACCTCTTGTTGCAGCTAAATGAAGTAACGCACCACCACCACCTACTGATGTGTGACGAGTTACTTGTGCAGCACCTTTTACTCCACTACCTGAAATATTTAAACTAGGAGTAACATTATTTTTGTTGGAGGGTACATTAACTGTACCTATACCTACTGCATCTGACCCACCATTTACAAATAACATATTAGCGTTGCCATTTGATTCAACACGAAAGTCTACGTCTGCACTAGCTTCATTGATTGTAACTGCACCATCAAGATCGGCTGATTTTACTGTGCCTAATCCATTGCCTATTACTTTTGTTAATGCCATCTAGTTCTCCTATGCGTAAGGGCTATCGCCTAATACATCTGTATCCCAAGCTGATTTCAATGCACCTATGTTTGCAGCATTAGTAATTGCTGAAGCGGCAGGAGCATTTCTTAATGCTGTCTTGGCATTTTTAGCAGTAGTCTGGTCATCAGAACTATCTGCTTCCAAAGCCATCATGTAAGCTACATCTTGTTCAGCAAGTAGAGGTGCTCTAACTTCTCTAATCTTGTTTTTAAATATAACTTTTGCTGCTGCTAGATCTTCAGTTATAGTTGATCCACTTAACGACCAAGCGTTTCTGAATAATCTGTCTGAAGGAACAGTTGCGTCTGCTGATGCTATGCTGTTCCCATCTTTATCTATTATGTTTGTCATTTAAGCCACCTGTTGTTGTTGTATGGTTAATTCTTCATTAATCTTCCAAGCGTTCCGCCACACTCTAGTGCTAGGAAGCTGACTCTTTGTGCATATAACCATTCTAGGCTTGTTTGCTTTATCCCAATTTTTCCAAACGTGCATTGGCAAGTCTTTCATAATTAAATATTCTATAGCTCGTTTTTCCGTCATTGCCTCAATGGGCTTTGTGTTGTGAAGCAAATACCCTCTTGTATGTTTTTTAAAATCTGGTTTTGCCTCATCCTTCTTTAACTCCCAGTATGCCTCAACTGGAGGTAAAATACCACCCTGCAATGCACAAGCCATCCAATTAGGGTCAGGGTGCGTAACTTTTGCAGGTTCATCTGGTGTCTCTGGGTCTTCCCATACAACACAGTATTCTGATCGAACCATCTCTAGCTTTTCTTTTGCCCAACACAGTCTATCCCATAGATGTGTGCCTTGAAATTCTGGTGTGGTTATTGTCATGCGAGGTCTCCAAATACTGTACTTGCACCATTTTGATTAAGATCTGCAAATGCTACTGCCGAAGCTGTTTGTTTTTTAATACTAAATCCATAACCTGTTGTTGCTTGAGTAACAGCATCATTAATATTTACAACAAAAACTCCACCACCATCTTGTTTGTCATCGCCTCCAAAAACTGTATTATAAGTTGTACCACTCATAGCAGAAGTAAATACTGGAGCTGCTTTGCCAGTAGCTGAGTCTGTAACTGAACTTGTATTAAATGAATCTGAAACAGACATACCTGCTCCTGATACTCTGCTCCATTGCTTCGCCAACCCTTGTGCAATGTTAGTCGTAACTGCACCACCTTCACTTTTTACAGTTGAGCCTGTGTTTCCTAAAGCTGTAGCTCCAGTTAAGGTAGTTGCACCTGTAACTCCAAAAGTTCCTCCAACTGTAGCATTACCTGTAGAAGCAAAAGTTCCTCCAACTGTAGCATTACCTGTAGAAGCAAGAGTTGTACTAAATGTACCACTTGTTGCACTCAAAGCACTTGTTGCAGGATGAGTAACTGTACCTATTGTGGTAAACAAATAATACACAAATATATTATTTCCAGAATTACTAGAGGGTGCAGCCGTAAATGTTAATGTTGTACCACTACTAACTGCATAAGCTACTGACGGTTCTTGGACAACACCATCTACTGATACTAATATATCTTCGTCAGCACCTACTGAATTTTCTAATGTAAAAGCAACAGTTGAACCATCACCAGAATAAACTGAAGCTGCTTTAGTTGCTGTAAATCTATCAACTGCTGGATTACCAATATAAGGCATTATACATCAATCTCCATTATACTTAATGTACCACTTAGTTTATCAGCTACGCTACAGTCTATCGTAATTTGGTCAGTCGTTTCTAATACATATTTATTACCAGCCATAAGTTCTAATGCACCACCTACAGGTATAGGTGCATTTTTTACAATTACACTTGTTCCGTTTGCTGTGTTGTTTGTCACTGCTCTATTTGATGTATCACTAACTAAGTTTACTGTAGCGGTAACTTGAGCAGTGTGTATGTTTGCTAATGTTAAACCAAGAACAATAGCTGTTTTACTACTAGCTACTGTATACATTACATACGGAGTTCCAGCAGAAGCTGGCTCGGCTGCAAAATTAACTATTTTAAATGTATTCGCCATGTCTTCTCCTAATTATCCTAATGCAATAGCAAGTGCTGTGGCATTATCATCTGTTACTGCTGTTAATACACTAACGTCCATTCGTTTTAAAGTTCCACCATCACTTACAAATAACTCATCATCTAATGCTAACCCAGAAGTTAAAGCCGTTTGACCAGATATAGCATTGTTGTTTAGCATAGAACCTTCGACTGAAGTTGCAGCGATTGTAACTGCTCCAGCATTTGTCATAGTTACATCGCCAGATAAAGCAGCAGCCGTAAATCCAGTGCCATCACCAATCAATATTTGTGTGGTTGTAAGTGCTTTAGCAGAAACAACACCAGAACTATTAGCATCTCTTACTAAAACTGTATTTGCAGCTTGATTAGCTATCTTTGCTAAAGTTACATTAGCGTCTGCAATGTGTTCAGTATCTATACTTCCTGCGGCATAATGCTCAGAGTTTATAACATCGTCTGCTATTTTAGCAGCTGTGATTGCATCTGCCGCTATTAGTCCTGTAGTAATCTGCAAATTAGCAATATGAGCCGTATCAATAGAAGCATCTGTATAGTGTTCTGAATCTATGGCATCGTCTGCTATTTTATCGCCATTAACAGCATCTGCCGCTATTAGTCCTGTAGTAATTTGTAAGTTTGCTATGTGAGCAGTGTCTATAGAAGCATCAACGTACTGATCACTATCTATTGAGTTATCTGCCATCTTAGCAACAGTAATCTGAGAATCTGCAATGTGAGCCGTATCTATTGATCCATCCGTGTAGTGTTCTGAATCTATAGCATTATCTGGTATTTTCGCAGAAGTAACAGCATCGGCTGCTATTAATGCCGTTGTGATTTGTAGATTAGCAATGTGAGCTGTGTCAATAGATGCGTCAACGTATTGGTCACTATCTACGGAGTTATCTGACATATGAGCAAGGTCAATAGATCCATCTGTATAATGTTCAGAGTCTATGGCGTTATCTGGTATCTTCGCAGAAGTAACGGCATCTGCCGCAATCAAAGCCGTTGTGATTTGTAGATTAGCAATGTGAGCCGTATCTATACTACCGTCTGTGTAGTGTTCAGAGTTTATAGCGTTGTCCACTATCTTAGCACCAGTAATAGCATCGGCTTGGATATCGGCTGTTTCTATTGTATTATTAGGGAAAAGAGGAACGGCTGTAAAAGTAGCGACACCTGTAACACCTAATGTTCCACCAACTGTTGTATTGCCAGCTACGGCTAGTGTAGTTGCCATATCGACTGCTCCGTCAATATCAACAACATCAAGATTAGAAGTTCCATCAATATCTATATTACCAGATATATCTAAAGAGGTGCCTGTTAGAACTCCTGTAACATCTAATGTTCCACCAATAGTAGCATTATTAGTAATAGGCATATTACCACTTGCATCAAGAAACACGGCTTTTTCTGCTGGTTGTGTGCAGAAAATACTTCTAATTCCATTTGCCCAACTTACGGCAGAATCACTATTAGAAGACTGTAAAATAGTTCTACTTAATGTGGTACCAGATAAAGTATATTCACCTATACCTATTTCAAAATCTACACCATCCGTACAACAATAATAAGTGGTATTTCCGTTACCTATGGTAGCAAAAGTTTCAAAACCAGTTTCAGCACCAGCTAATGTATATGCACCAGTGCCTGTTGTTGTGGTAGTTTCTCTAATTCTATCTGCTAAAACTAATGCCATTCGTTAAGTCCTCGGTCTTGAAGGTAAGCCCCTTCTATAGGCATCGTGATTTTCTCTTGCTTCTCCAAGATCCTTCAACCTAGATAGCCCATCCATAAATCTTTTTTCGTAAAGAGCAATTATATCTGGCTCGCCTTTCATAAAAATATACGCTTCTAATAAGGCTCCGTAAAGAAGTACATTAGGTGCATTATCACTTATCCAGGTTGTATTAGACCCAGAATCCACTAGGCTTGTCGGTCTATAAAAATAGTGTAATTCAACTGTATACGCTGAATTAGGTGTAGGGGCTAGTAAAAAATGATCTACGCTAAACACAGCATAGTATCTCGGTACACCTGTTGTTGAAGCGTTTGGTGTATACTCTCTTAAAAAGTTTACATCTTTTTGTAATAAAAAGTTTTCAGAACCACTAGTTGTTATTTGTAAAGAAAACACAGCTAGTAAATCATCTGGAACAGATAAAAACTGATCAGAAGGAGTCATAGCTGAAGTAACATTCTTTCTAAAATATTCTAGATCTATAGATTCAAATATTCTGTCTTCGGCTGCTTTAATAAAATTAGGTAGATTAGTTACAAACGTGGATTCTGTGTTGTCTGTGTAATCTTGAATAGCTGTCTTTAATGTTGCAAATGTAAAACTCATTTATGTCCCCAATGTAACTGGACCAGCCGTGGATATTCCACCACCACCTTGTACTCCACCTGTTGTTGCCGTGCCACTACTAGCAGAAAAAGTATATCTGTTATCATCAATTTTAGTTATTGTGTAACCACTAGAGTTTTCAAGTATAGTTTTTGTAAAACCATCAAACCCCGATACGTTTCTAAATCGAACAGTATCACTTGTTGACCTACCATGAGATGGTTCCAAAACTGTTATCACTGCACTACTAGTTGTACTAGTAAATGCATTTAACCCAAGAAGATTCTCTACGGTCACTTCTGTGCGACTTGTAACTCTTGGTTGATACAAGGCTGTCGGATCAGGTCCAGGATGATTAGGTTGTAACTGTGGGTGTTTAGCCTCGTATTCATCAGGACCTACTTTCAAACCATTCCATTCGGTTTTCATTTCTCGCAAGCGATAACGAAATCCAGAACGATCTGAAAAACCCCATGCTTTTTTTCCTGTTGCATACTTTGCCATATCAGTAACTATAATACGTCATACT